TTTTTTTTCAGGGTCATAGGCTACATAAAAATATCCTATACCGTCAGACCACTTTTTTTGTTTTCTAATTATAGCCATATATACAAAACTTTAAATTGCCCCCCATGAATTAACATATTTTTGCACACATGAGAGGGACAAACATAATATTAAGATACAGTAAATGTCGTGTTGGTTGTAACTTGTACATTTACAACAGAACCGCCTTGTGGTACGGTAATAGTAGCTGGAGTAACCTCCAATCTTGCAGCACCTGCACTCTGTGTAATCGTTAATGTCTGTTTTACAGATTCGGATGAACCTTGGATAGTAAATACCTGTGTTCTTGACTCTACAGTATCATTCAACACATAATTAATCTCTATTGAGAATTCGTACTTGTGGTCAGCCCCTGGGTCTCCGGAGATTGCAACACCATTAGTTGCAGTTATACTCCCGTCTGCTGTAAATTGTTTGTCTCCTAAGTCTTCTTCAACAATATCACCGCCCTCTACACCGAACTCTAACTTAGGGCTGTTAGATACTCCTGTTATTGTAACGCTACCAGCTGTGGCAGGAACTGTTACTCCTGTACCTGATTGTTCTAAAGTGATAAACTCTGGTGCAGCAGCTAAATTTGCTGTTATCGTTTTGTCTGGGGAAACTCCAGCAGCTTTAACAGTAAAAACTGTTTTTACTATTTCACGGTTACCTACATTCGCCGATTCTGCTTTTAGGGTTAATTGGGTATCCCCACTACCTGATGACGGGTCTAATATTACATGCCCTTTTGATATTGCCATAATTATAAAACATTAAAAGTTGAGTTTGTATATATATTTACATATTGATTGTCCCCATTTTGACTAACCGTAGTAAATGACGGTTGCACTTCCAAATAATATCCGCCTTCTATCGAATCTAATATCTGTTCCAATTGCCTTTCAAATTCTTCATCCGATAAAAGATTTGAATTATACGGGAATTCAGATGCTCTTATCAATGTGGCATTGTTTGAAGTTTGAAGCCCTTCTACATCCAATTCTTGACCTACTGTCAGTTGTGGAGTATAAGACAACAGCCCGTTTAAGGATAATATTTCGTCTATCTGAGAATAATCCCCGCAAACGTTCAACAAAACATCAAAAATCGTATCTCCATATTTAACTTTGTATGCCATATTGCCTGTATTCTGAATTATATACTACTTGCAACTCATATTCATATACTCCAGATTCCTCCGTCTCTTGTACGGAAATTTCTGCTATACGCCCACCGTCATTTAATATTTGATTCTCGGCTCGTGTAGCTAATTCTGTAGCTTCGTTCTGATTCACGTTTATAGCGACTTCCTGAAACCCTACTCCGATACTTGGATTATCTATGCTGGCTACGCTTTTCATGAAGATTAATGTT